GCCGTCTGAGTGCAATTCTCTACCTGGAGATTCACCCACTCCAGGGCTGTCGGACTATCTGAAGTTAGATATTAGCCATTCGATCGTGGGGAGCTTTTCAGTTCCCTTAGCGATCTTATAGTAATATTCTAACGCTAGTTTAGGAAGAACCTTAGTTTTGTCATTGTAGAAATACAGAGATAAATCTTCGGTACGAAGGTGTCGTTGCTCACGGATTGCCTTAGGTAATCCAGGATCGACGACTGCCCTTGTCGCCATGGAGGCGAATATACTTACTGTTTCTAATTGGAATTCGCCAGGAGCCCATTGTTGTCGAACTTGGTCTTTCATAGGACCAAGGGCGAGAACAATCGGGTGTGGGTCATCTCCATCATACCCAGGTTGCAGTAGTGAGTCTGAAACCACTAACCCAACTTTCTTGAACTCCTTCTCTAGTTGATCCACCTTAATAGGGGATTTACCAGGACGGAGTCCTTGAAAGAGAGTATTTGCTTGCATCTTGTCCAAGTAGCGGGTTAGCCCTTTCAATAGGGTCCCAATCTCGGACGAGAATCCGCACCAGTTGAGAGGATAAACACCTTTCAATAGATGCGTACATCCAAATAGGATCGATAAGATCTGCCTTCCCTTCTTAGGAAAGGCCTCTAAAGCTAAAAGTTCAGAGGGGGTCTCAACAGCCTCCCACTTCATCACCAATTCACGCACAAGGTTAGGAACCTCATAGAGGCTCTCGCTAACTGTAAGTAGCATGGTTGGTGAGAGTGGAGAGATTTCAATACCATTTTGGAAGAATCGCTTTGCGAATTCCCCAACAGTGTTATTGAGGTCTGTCGAAACTACAGATTTCTCAATCGAAATTGAAACGTCGATTTCGTCCATGAGAGACTTGTAGGATGTAGCAACATCCTCATTCCAGATTATGATGTCGTCACCTAACAGTTGGTACTGCTTGAAATCTCGTATTCCAACGAGATGAGCAGAAAGACCTACGAATAGGTGGTGACTTAAGGTAAAGAGAGGCCACGAGGAGTAACTCCCGAGTGGCTGTCCCCTTACCCATTTTACTGGATTATCGACTCCCTTTACCCTGAACTCACGGTCAACCAAAAGCTTTCCGACCTGTAACCCTACATCTCCCCACAGACACTTTAGAACTGTCTGTTGGAGGACATAGGGGAAACGGTCGGTGGCTGATTTCAGATCGAATGAGTAGACTTTACGACCCTTTGACTCAGCCATAGCTCTTTTAAAGCCGTGATCCTGATTAAAGGTCGAGTCTGTCATCCGAAACTGACGGGCGATATAATCGATAAGGCTAATATGAAAGCCTTTTAACAATTGTTGTGACCAAAAGTCTACAATTGCGATTAATCGCGTCTTCCCGCCCTTTTCAGGGATGAAAGACACTTTCCCAACATTGAGACCTGTAATTGGTCCCTTGTGGGTTAGGCAGGTTGATAGTGATGACAGGAGGGGGAACTCGACAGCTCGAGCGACATTCATAAATGTGCTGAAAAGAGGAGATGATTTCAGAGCTATCGCATCTAGGTGTGCAGTAAGTACTGCGGGCCCGTTCGGCCCTTTCCTTGA